CTACCAAGGTCTGTGGAAAGTGGCGAACTGGTTGATTAGAACGCATGTTGCGATGACCGAAATAAGTAACTTCACCGGGAGCACCCCGAATAAATACTCGTTAAGGATTTTCAGCTTACCAAACGCTAAATTCACCAAGAAATACACGATGCCATTCGCCACAATGAACGTACAAGCCATCGACAGGCTGTTTAAAATTGATGGAATCATTTTGGATTGTCTTTGTTGGTTGAGAATTGTTTGAGTAGTTGAAGAGCGTCCTCTGGAGGCATCACTTTGAGTGAATCCAAGCTACGAACTAGTCTGTCCTTAATTTCTCGATCCTGTGCGTTATTTTTATAATCAATTATTTTTTGAACTGCGCCATCTGTGCTTAAATCAAGGTCGAAGTCTTGAAACTTAATCTTCAGCCCACCTCCAAAGAGCACAATGCCAAATGAGGCAACCACAACCGCTACTAGGAGGGCTAACTTAATGTTTCGAGAGGTTAACTGTATTCTGCCCGGCGAGTTGAGGTTGATTTTGATGTCCACATGGTCTGTTGTAAACGGTAGATCATACGCCGTTATTATTCCGTCGACAGATTGCATCAAGTAGTGCCCGAGCGCGAATAAATCTTTGGCACTAATTTCGCCTTCCTGCTCTACTGATAGAACAACCGACGCCTCATTGTCCCTCGCGAAAAAAGATTTTACGCTTCGCTCAATTATATCACCATATGCCGTCACATTGCTAATTGCCTGGTGGGCTTGTAGCATCTTGTACATATACGGGTCGATATGCCTCTTTCTAATCTCCCTCATCCATCTAACCTTTCTGGACAACCGATAATTTGAATTGATACCAGACGGAACGTCGGTAGCCTCTTGGAAAACGCGTTGCGCCAGTTCCGGGGTCTCTATTAGGTCGGACTTAACAACACCAATTGTAACTTCGTCGGTTCCACTTGAGGGAATTATCACTATGTCATCTTTTTTTACTTCAAAGGCAAATCGAGAAATTTGCCCTGCAATCAGACCAACACTATCTAAGTCAAATCTCCGAGTTAATAACTCTTTGACTGCTCGCCGCAGAAACTTTTCCTCGCTTGGGGTATTGCTCCAGATTTCCTCAAGTGATCTTTTTGCAAAATACCCGTGTTCAATAGAAATGAGGCCATTGTTTTTAAATGGATTATATAGATTTCCAGACTGTGTTCTAACCAGCCAGTACTTTTTAGTGTCGGGGATAATGGAGAGATTTGATTCGATTAGTTCTAAATCTTCAAGTAGAGTTGAGGTCATCAGAGGATGTGTAAGATTAAACTTTGGGATTAGATAAACTTGACAGAAGTAAGTTGAAACTAAATAATTTCTACCTATTCTCAAATAAAATGGTTAGGCGTTGAATAGCCATATGCAAAACTATTCGGTTTCTTTGAAACAGAGGCAATTCGCCCGTAGACTTGTTCCGAGTTATTCGCATTCAAAAACTTTGGTATTTTGGAGATTCTTATCAAAATTAAAGCACCATTTTTCTACGTTGTAGCCCCCAAAAGAGTTTTTTGCCCTGTACTTAATCGATGCCTGATAATACAGTTTTTTAGTCTTATTGGTAACTTCAAATTCTTCATGCTGTATTTCGTCGAAGCTATCAGGATCTTTCAGATTCTTCTTGATATGTGACTTGACCAGGTAGCGAATAGTCCTCAAATTCTCTTTTTGTCGATTATATTCCGCTTGCAATGAATCCTGCCTTTTTTGCTCTGTAATCTGCTCGGGAGTTAGTGGCTTGGCAGGTTCATCAGATAATTTTAGTGCCGCGAATAGCACTATAAAAATTAGAATTCCCACTAATAGCTTTTCTTTTCCACTCATAAATTTGATAGATTAATCCAAGGGTTCGGTTCTGGCCTTAACATAGTATATCTCCCGCACATCAGCAAGGGAAAGCTCGAAGTCTGGGTACATTTCCTTGTCGGGATTTAGTGAATGGCAAACTATGATGCCCTCGTCTACCTTGTGGTCAATTATCTCCTTGATCTGGATTCCGTCAATGGTTACGAGGATGAAATACTTATACTTGTGAATGTGCAGCTTACTTCTCCAATGTTTTTGATACAGCTTGCGTCCTGTAAGTATGTCGCCATCGGCGAACGATTTCCTAAGGCCATTGTCCATGCTGTCCCCGCGCACCTCGAATGACCTGTACACGCCGAGCGTGAGATTCTTCATTACAACAGTATGCCGAGGAAGGTCATCCACGTAAACGGCATCGGACCAGCCTGCAACATACCCAGCGTAAGCATACTGTTCAACCAGCGGGCAGATTACCAAATATTGATCATCGCCGAGGTGACGAAATTCCGTCGAATCTTCTCGTTTTATTAGTTCTAGATCTTCTTCTTCGCCTGGCTGAGGAATATTTATCGGAATAGCATTTGGTGCCGGTTTTGGATTTTTTGAGATCTCGAATTCGGCCGATCTCAGCATTGGCCCTTCGCCTTTTAGGAGCCATGCCGGGCTTATCTCAGGGAATTTTGATACGATATTTTCTAATTTATCGACGCCTATCGATTTGTTATTTTTGATTTGACTCGCCAAAGACCCATTGGAGAACCCAACAAGCTTTTCGAATGAAGCAACAGTAAAACCTTGACTATCAATAAATTCTTTAATTCTTTGGATGGTTCCTGCCATTTATTCAAATTATTTTTAAGAAATATCATAACCATGTTTGGAAGATTAAGAAATTTCTTATTCTTTTGTATCGTCTTCTTTACGATACGCAAAGTACAACGGAAGATCAAGAACAAAAAATTGTGTGATTTAACGGTATACGTCAAAATATTGATAGAGGAGGGTTTACAGAAGAATGGCGGCCGGTGCTTGCTGGCCGCCAACTTAAAAACCGAAAGATTTTATTGTTGAAGTGTGTATCACTTTGGTAGCGGGTTGTGCCTGCTACCAACTTTCAACAAACCAGATTGTATTTCATCAACAAGCTAAATAGAAAGTCCGGTGTCACGCCGGCAAACGCGCAGGTGGCGGAACTGGTAGACGCAAGGCGGAGAGTAAGTTGAGCTCGCAAGGACAACGAAGCCCTAAACTCTTCATGCAGGTTCGAATCCTGCCCTACGCACTGTATCAAATTTCACAACTAACATGGAAGGGACTATTAAAGAGCGCCTGTTGAAGCGATTCACAGATGCACGGGAAAAGCTCGGCCCAAAGTGGCGGGAAAGGCTCGTTGAGGCAGAGCCAAAATTCGACAGTATCGAAGGGGAGCGCACAATGAACAGTGTTTCGGGCGCGGTGTCTGAACGGAGACGGTGCGGTGTAGACCGGATTGAAGCCGTGGTAGTCGCGATGGAAAAAGCACTTACCGAGCAGACTGTTGAGGCATGAAGATCCTGATCAACCTTTTCGGCGGCTTGGTAGTGAGCATGGCCGTAATAATCCTCGCCTCGTTGGAGGCGCTGGTTGCATTTTTGAGCCTTCGGGTGAATTGGTCGCTAGTCCTTGTACTGGGATTGTCCGCAGTTTTCATCTCGACATTCGTGAAACGTAAAAGGTATGACCGCCATGGATAATCCATTTGAATACTTAGCGAGGGAGTTGGCGGAGGTAAAAAAGCTACTCCATGACCAATCCGAGCAGCTGCGAGAGCTTCAAGGGGTGGAGAAGGACCGGAGAATGTTTCTCGGTGAGGCTGCCGAATATCTTGGAATAGCAAAGCCGACCCTTTACGCTTACCTGAGCAAAAAGAAGATCACCCATTCCAAAACGGGCAATAAGGTGATTTTCTGGAAATCGGACCTGGACGCCTTCATAAAAGGCGGAACGGTTGAGCCGAGGAGAAAACTTGCGCTGAGGTAATGCCGAAGAAATGCGCAGTTGCCGGATGCCCGAACAATGTCTTTTCGAAGAAACATTGCCTGCGGCATCAGTACATCATTAATCCGCCGAAGCGGATCAGCCAGGTTAGTAAAACTCGGGCAAGAAAGTTGCGGGAATACGCAGACTTGAAAAAGAAGTTCTTGGAAGGCCACAGGAAGTGCCAGGCGAAGCTTCCGGATTGCGAAGTAACGGCGACTGATCTACACCACAAGGAAGGCCGAGGAAAGAACCTAAACGAGGTATCAACATGGATGGCAGTCTGCCGCCCTTGTCACGATAAAATCCACAACAGCATGAGTATGGAAGAGGCAGTGAGAAGAAAGCTCAGGATCAAAAGAATTTAATGGATAACCCTTCGATGTATGAACGGCTACGAATTTCAGCGGGCATGGTTTGATTTTGCTTTCGAAAACACGGATATCGTTACGGGTAATCACACCGGTGTGTATTTGTGGAATGTCGAGTTGAACAACCGCATGGGTTGGGTGAAGAAGTTTGCTTCTCCGGCTTCGCAGGCAATGATGGCTAATGGCATAAAGTCGTACAACACCTACAAAAAGGTGTTCAACGATCTGGTTAGTTGGGGGTTCTTGGAAGTGATACAGGAGTCAAAAAACCAGCACTCCGCCTGCATCATTGCTCTATCAAATTTTGACAAAGCACTTGACAAAGCACTTGACAAAGCACTGATAACGCACTTGACAAAGCAAGTGTCTGCTCTATCAAATTTTGACAACGCACATGCAGAGCACTTGACAAAGCACTTGCAAGGCACAGAACAGAGCACTGTACAAAGCACTAGTAGTATAATTAAACCAATAAACCAAGAAACCAATAAACTAAGAAACGAAGAAGAAAAAGAAAATTCGTCGCCGCCGGATTTTGTAATCAGGGAGCTCGAAGATTTAAAAAATAAAAGTGATCCCCCCGAGTTGCGCGCCGCCCCCCTTTCGCTGGACGAGGTTGAGGATCGGCTACGGGATAACCGGTTCCTTTTGGAGACGGCCTGCATGAGCAAGAAAGTAACTCCTGCTGAGTTTTTGGAGGCATTGAAGGAGTTTTTCGCAGATAAGCGGGCGACTCGCCACAGTTGGAAAAGCGAACAAGATGCCACGCAACATTTCCTGAATTGGCTGCCGAAGTGGAAGGCGCGGCAGTCGGAAACCAAAAAGGGTGGCAAGCTCACCCAGGCAGTACACGCTGCGGTGGAGGCTGCAAATGGTTCAGAATTTATCACATTTCAAGACATCAATAGGCGATGAGCAATCTATCACTTTACAATCAACCAGACCGTTCGCAGACGGGAGTGGCGCAGCAGCTTTCCCGGACTGAAAACCAGTTAATTTCCGCTTCGGTGCCTGGCGACCATAACCTTCGTATTGCTGACATGACTGGTAAGCAAATTGGCGACATTATCACGGCGATTGTTTTGAAAGCGGCGGTTCGACTTGGGAGCAAGGCCCGCGATGCTGAGGAGCAGAAGATCATCAATGCCGAGTTGAACAGGGATTTGATCACGAAGTTGCCGGGATTTACTGAGCGTGAAATCATGGTTGCGTTGGAGAATGGCCTTGATGGGATGTACCTGCGGAAGCCCGACGATCCGATCATTTTCACCCCGTCAAACTTTGTTCAGTGGTGCCGGTCCTTCGTGGAGCAGACAAAGAAGCCGGTAATGAAGAAAGCCGCGCAGCTCCTTCACCAGCAGAAGGATGAGGAGTTCACCGCGCCGGAGAGCGAAAAGCTGAGAATGTCGCACGAGTTTTTCCTGAGCATTTTGAAGCGCGTTTTGGACGGCGAGTCTTACGAGGATTACGGGAATGTAGTCTACAATTTCCTTGACAAGATCGAGTTCCTCGGGTGTGGCTCAGAACAAAAATGGCGCGCCATGGATCAGGCCAAACTTCGGATGATCGCTGAGGCAAGGGAGATCAAGGATGCCAACTCACAGCGGTCGGCTGTAAAGAACGCGATGGAGCTTATTGCGAAAGCCGAGAACGAAAAGCCGGATGAGTTGATCGTTTCAATGGCAAAGCGGATCATCATCAATGAGAAGATGAACGCTTTCAGGGAAATGCCGGACGACGAACAGGGCATGCTACTTGAATCAATAGCTGAGCGGGTTGACTACATGTGCATTGAATTGAAAGACCCGGAGCAGTACAAACCTGATGAGGAGTGACCGGCCATTACAGGTCGTTGGTAGATGGATCGGTCTACCACGTATATACAAAAGGGTTCGACCTTGTAGCGCAGTGCATCGAAGCGAATTGCAAGCCTAAGTTGAAGCCATTCCCGATCAAGATGGAGCATATCGAAACCTATTTAAAATTTCCAACCTGGGAGCGGATACCGGCTCCGAATTCATCAGACCAATGAAACAGATTCAGATTATCGGCAACCTTGGCCGCGACGCAAAGATTTTCAGTTCAAACGGAAGCGAGTTCATTTCTTTCTCCGTAGCGGTTAACGACGACTACACCAACGCGAACGGCGAGCGCATCGAGCGCACCGACTGGTTCAATGTAACGACCACAAGGCTATCGCTGCTTCAATACCTCACCAAAGGCACAAAGGTATTTGTGCAGGGGCCTATCCGCTCGAAGCCATTCACGAAGGAGGACGGCAGCACAGTAGTCGATATCAACGTTTCCGCGACCTGGGTACAGCTGCTCGGCACGCCGGGAACCGCTGAGGCAGCGCCAGCACAGCAATCGAGAGTAAACCCCGACCCGGAGGGAATTAACCAGGATCTCATGGCGGAAATGGCCGCACAGAATGAGAGCGACGACCTACCATTTTAAATCAATACGCTATGACAGCAACAATCAAAATCGAGTGCGAGAGCTACGACGATTTGCAAGCCCACTTATCAGAGATCAAAAACGAGTTAAAGCGCAAAAAGAAGGTAATAGTCGCCGAGGAAGAGCAGGAAATCCGCATTGAGGATTCGAATTGCTACGGAAGTCACGAAGTAGAGCTGACGGTTTTCGACCTGTTCACGCTGCCGAGATAATAATTTTTCCAATCACTAAACGATAATTGCAAATGGTTTCAGAACAAATCGAAATCGGAGGTTCCGTTGAAACTGCCGATCTCAAACGCGCTTTGCACTTGTTCGCCAAGGTAGTGCGTGAAGCGCCTCTCATCCCGATACTCGACAACATACTTTTCAGTTTCGAGCTGGATGAACTTCACTTGACCGGCTCGAACTTGATTACAACTGTTTTCACTTCGATCCAGGCGGATGGGTCGAGTACCGTCGGGAAATTCTTGCTGCCCTATCGCCAGATTAAGGCTCTCGTTTCGCTTTCTCCGGCTGGAAAGATTGCATTTCGAGCAGTTGAGTCGGAGGATGTTGGCACGGAGGTCATGGTTACCACGGAGTATGGAGAATTCAAGTTTTCCAGTTTAGAAAAAATCGGAGATTACCCTGCGCTATCCTGGTCGCCTATTTCTCACTTCAACATCGGGATGGATGAGCTTCGGGAAGGAATGAAGCTAACGCGTAAGACGGTCTCAACAGACGAGCTACGGCCACCCCTAACCGGCATCTACTTCGATACTGCCGAGGGATGCATCAAGTTCATATCCACGGACGGGCACAAGCTGACAAAATACGAAACGAGCGAACCGGCGGTAGAATCGATTCTGCCATTCATCCTCCCCGCTAATTTTGCCGATTTCGTGATAAGTAACACTGCTTTAAAGCAAAATGCCGTTTCTTTCGGATGCTTGCCAGGTGCAAAAGTGGTGGCGAATTTCGGGAGCTGTGTAGTGCTGGTGAGATGCATTGACGAGTTTTTCCCAAACTACAAGGCCGCTATTCCCGAAGCGTTCGAACATGCTGTACAGCTTGACCTGGCCCAAATTAAAACGCGCATTCAGCTCGGTTTGCTGTTCTCAAACAGGGCTACTACGCAAATGGCCTTCGTCTTTTCAAATGGGCGGCTAAGTCTTGAATCGGAAGATTTCGATTATGGCATGAAAAGCAAGCAATCGTTGGAGATGGAACAGCCTGTTCCAGAATTAAAAATTGGATTCAACGTCAGATTCATGTCTACAATACTGGCTCCATTCAGTGGCAAAGTGACATTGTTAATGTCTGCTCCCAACAAGCCTGCCGTATTTATTCCGCAAGCAAAGTTCGGCAAGTCTGTGCAGCTTTTATTGATGCCTGTCATGCTCATGTCTTAGCCTTAAACGAGTCGAACCCATACTGACTGACAACAAGGCTAAGGTTCCGGACTAGGATCGCTGGCGATGAGAATGCCTATGATTAAGAATGCTGTGCTGGCAATCAGTCCGATAAAGAAAAGCCAAAATACTATTCGGATAAAAGTGTGGAAGTGCTTCATCGATATTGTCGGATAATTTTTTCCAAATATCAATAAATCTTAAACGAATCGAACCCCTATGATTGCTGAAATCAAACGGCCAGTCCTGAGATACCACGGCGGAAAGTTTCTGCTCGCTCCCTGGATCATTTCACACTTTCCGAAGCATCGCATTTATGTGGAGCCATTCGGCGGCGGCGGTTCGGTCCTAATGCAAAAGCCGCGATCGTATGCCGAAGTGTACAACGACAAATGGGATACGGTTGTGAACGTGTTTCAAGTGCTGAGAGATCCGGATCTTTCTGCGAACCTGAAACGAATGCTGGAACTTACCCCGTTTTCGCGGACTGAGTTCTTGAAAACCGGCGAGATCGACTTGCGCGAGATTTCGGATCCAGTGGAAAAGGCAAGGCTGACCATCTTTCGCAGCTTCGCGGGATTCGGCAGTGCGTCCACAAATTCAAAGTACGCTACCGGCTTCCGGGCGAATTCCCACAGGTCCGGCACTACGCCGGCGCAGGATTGGGTGAATTACCCGGCCAATATCGAAACGTTCGTTGAGCGCCTCCGAGGTGTGTGCATTGAGAATCGGGATTTCAAAGTGATCACTGAGCAGCATGACAGCCCGGAGACGCTGCATTTCTGGGACCCGCCGTACGTTCACGAAACCAGGAACATGCAGCGAGGCAACGCGGCCTACGAATGTGAAATGACCGACGAGCAGCACATTGAAATGATCGAGTTCGGCAATTCCCTGAAAGGTATGGTGACTATCTGCGGGTACGACTGCGATTTGTACCAGGCGCATTTATCCGGGTGGATGAAGGTTTCCCGTAAGGCCTTTGCAGATGGAGCAGCTGAGCGCGTGGAATGCCTTTGGCTAAATCCAGCTGCTCAGGTCCGCCAGAAGCAGCTCACAATTTTCAGTAGTAAACTTTAACAGATTCGAACCCTTGACAATGAGTAAAGCGGAGAAGCACGGCGCTCGGAGCAACAGGGCAGTACTTACGGCCACGGATATTCCGATCATCCGGCAGCAGATCGGAGCCGGCAGGAGCTACCAGCAAATAGCTACCCGCTTTGGAGTGGGAAGGCAGGCTATTTATACAATAGCAAAGGGAATTAACTGGAAACACGTTTTATGAAAGCATTAACAATTCAACAGCCATGGGCGGGACTTCTCGTCCTTGGCGTTAAAACCTGCGAAACCCGCAGCTGGAACACGAAGTTTCGCGGAAGGATAGCGATACACTCATCGGCCAAAATGTCGGCAGAGGGAAAGGAGCTATTTGAGCAGCTATGCGAGCTCAAACCGGATGTTTTCTACGAAGGCAGCGAGGCATGGGAGCTTTGCACTACTACCGGCCACGTGCTCGGCACTGTGACCATTGAGCAGGTCTTTTCCACAAATCAACGGAAGCCATCGAATGAGGGCGAATTGATGCTTGGAGATTACTCCCCGAACCGATATTGGTTTTGGTGCATCCGGCCGGAAGTTTATCAAACGCCAATCCCGGCCAGCGGCCAGCTGATGATTTGGGAATGGGATGAAAACCAAGAGCGATGAATCTAAACCGTGAATTAAGGGTTGTTTTTCAGCCAAAAGATAGGACCCGGTACGATGGCAAAAGGCGCTTTGGTATCGGCATCCAATCTTTACATGAGTATGTAGGCAAATACAACGCGAAAATAGCATTGGAGCGGCTTCGGGATTGTCAGGAGGACAGTTGTTCAGTAAGATTCCGAACGCGCGGCAGGGTTGATTTTTACTTTAAATAACTAACAGTGTTAGATTTCTGCCGCGTCATCTTTTGCTAATTTCTCGCCGATTTTATTGAGGTGCCGCACGAAGGCGTCTCCGATAGTATCAATGTCTTTGCTTGAAAGCTCAATGTCGAAATCAAACAACGTTACAAGTTTATCTACATCGCCCGGCGGGGGGAATCGTATAATAAAACTAAAATTCAATTGAGGTTCGGTAAGTGTAGTAAATCTTTTTTGGCTGAATTTTATTGTCAACAGGTAGTAATTTACGTTTTTCACCGACACTCCGACACCAGAAATCAGATTGGCCTCAAACAGGACTTCAAGCTTTTTCGCGATTTTTTTGAATATTTCCTGCTGGCGAAAACCGGATACCTTATCATTTGAAAGTGGGTAGGTTTGAATCTCCTTGGTATCAGTATCAATTGACTTTATTGTTTCTTTATTGAATGATACTTGCGCTTTTTTTCCGAAGGAGTAAATTTCTCCGCTTACCGTTTTTAGAAAGTGCTCTTCATTCTTGAAGTCGCTAGGTGCATAAATAACCTTTGGATTGGCATTTAGAGTTGCGAAAAAAAGTACAATTAGTAGAGTTGGGAAAAGGATTACAAACCACAGGAATAAACCCTGATGTTCTTTACCTACGAGTCCAATTGCGACGGTGCTATTAACTTCGGCAAGAGCTGCAAAAATCGCAATGATTGTGAGAGGGTTTGTTACTCGCTTAATGTTTTCTGTCATCGAATGATATGGAAGGATTATTGGGGAGGGAAGTTATCCAAAATTGCTTAATTTTAACAATCAAGCATCCAACAAACTATGAAACTTAAATTCAACAGGTTGATCACTCACGATACAACCTTTCATGCAGACGACGTAATCGCCGTCGCCCTCCTCATCGTGGCAGGCTATGACGGTTTTTCATTGTCCAGGACCAGAGACAAGGCAACTGTTGAGGAGGCGCTGAGGAGCAGCGAAACTCTGATATTGGATACCGGAATGGCCTACGATCCGGTAATGCTCAACTTCGACCATCATCAGGACAAGAACCTGTTGTCTGCTGCTGGCCTGATTTACAACGAAATCAAGGACGAGCTTTTGGCTGAGGAGGCGCAGCCCTATTTTGAAAAGTGGATTTCTTCGATTGACGCCATCGATACAAACCGCGACCATATCTATCATCTGTGGGACCAGCTTCCTTCCGGGTTCCGGCATACGTCAAGTATCCTGGGAGGATTTAACCGAGATCCTTCTAATGCTGAGGAGCAGGATAGGCAGTTTGGTCAGGCCGTTGAAATGGCGAAATCAATAATTCTGAACGAAATTTACTCAGCCACAAAGAAGGCGGAAAGTGAACGGCAGTATGCGAGCCGTGTAGTTCTTGAAAACAATGTGGCCGTATTCGATGATTACTCGACGGTATGGAAGGAGAAGCGCGACCACATGTTTGTGGTTATGCCGCATGCTAATGGCTGGCAAATCCAAACTATCGACACGGCTCTCGACTTGATTCCTGAATCAATCTCATTGGCGCCAGGGTTCTCTTTCCGGCACATGTCGGGATTCATGGCAACACTCGATACAAAAGAAAATGCAGTTTCTTTCGCTGCCACGTTGCCGCACCACCCAAGTTTACACAAAAACGAGGTAGTCTACCAATAACCTTGTTGAGGAGGAGGTATTTATAATAACTCCTTTTTATCTTTGAGTCTAACGTTTTACGACATTCTGAGAAGCAAAAAGTCGGGTAACAAGAGCGCCAGTAACGGCATATCTGTTGCCCGGCTTCTGTTCTTCAGATTTTACTATCATCAACAAACATAAGATTCATGAACCCCACTACTACGAGAGCGCCTAGGCGTTCGCGGAACCAAGAATTAGTAGAATATCTTCCCAAATCGGGCTCGCCACGTAAGGTACAGAGCCCGGAAATTCAACGTCTTCTAGGCCTCTCTCCTGGGGTGCGTATATTGATAGAGGTTGAGGCGCTTGCTGTAAGTGACAAAGAGTGCGTTGCTGGCAATTTATGTATTGTCGATGGGCCAAACCGGCAATCTTTCCCCGATATTCATTTGCAGATACACGATGTTCGCTTCAAGTGATGAAAGGGCGCATCATCGGGTTGAAACTGAAAAATGATCAGAAGTCGCTCAGGAAGGCAGCTGAACGAGCGGCGGAAGGTTTTATTGAATTCGCCCAGGCTGCCGAAGCATTTGGAAAGGCGGCCATAGAGACACATCGCAAACTTGCTGAGGGGTATTGTCGAGCTATCGGCAAACTGCTGGTTTTATCCGTTTATGATCGAATTATCTGGACTTATCCCGCGTACAGCCGCCGAAGTAAGAAAAATACGCGATTGCAGAGAGTGGCGCGACAGGGTGCGGCCGCAGCAGCTGCTCGACTTTCCATACTGTCAGACTTGCGACAAAAAAGGGCGTTTGGTAGAGGCCGTTCAGGTCGACCACATTACACCTTTGGAGGTTGGCGGCTTGCCGTTCGACCAGAAAAACCTTCAAAGTCTTTGCAAGCGATGCCATACGATTAAGAGCGCTGAGGAGGCTCGGCGGCGCAATAAACAACCAAGTATTATCAACAAACAACAATAGTTATATGGATTCCAATCAAACATTTGGTCAAAAGGCCGTAGGCCTATCTTTCAACCCGTCAGGTGATGATGCGGTAGCGCAATGCAAACAAGGATTTGCAAGTGAAATTGATCGCATGAGCGAACTCAGATCAACGACTGAAAGCGCGGAAGTGCGGCGACTCGCATCCGTAGCCATTACGGAGCTGCAAACTGCTCAGATGTGGGCAGTAAAAGCGCTTACATGGAGAGATTGACCGTTTAGTTAAGATGTGAGCGCAGGGCTGTTCTCCTGCGCTCTTTCCTTAGAATATTCATACGATTAAAAAATAAAAGCCGGGAATTCCCTTTCTGATTCCTCGGTAAAGTGCAATCTCTTCATTCATCAATAAACTATCATTATCATGAAAATCGAAAACGGATTGCTGTTTGTGGCAGCATGCCAATTGTCCGCAGATTATAAAAACTCAGGTCTGGCAGGATCGATAGAAGCCTGTGTTCCCATTAGGAAGATATCACACATGAAGGAGCACCCGCACCGAGGCAAAGTTTACACTGTACTGCACCTTGATAATGGTGACGAGATTATCGCCAGTGCGACTATTCCGGATATGATTCAGCTAATCAGAGAGGCCAGAGCAATGAGCCTGTTCGGACAAATGTCGGCGCATGCTTTCCCTAGTCCTGAGGTAATTGTAAATGGATCGGATTTGAAAGTAATGCTTGAACGGAATATTAAACGCAATGAAGGACCTAAGTCTTTCGCAAAGGGCGGCATGATTCCACCAGGTGAGGCAATGGACGCAATGATTTAACCTCATGAGCTGCGAATCAGGCGAGGCCATGTGCTTCGTGTTGGCTTACCTCTTGGTAGTGGGCGGACTGGCTGCAATGGTGCTGCCTCGTCGAGGGCGACCGAGGTCGAAAAAGGATGGTCACCAAAAAGGCCATTTCCAACCTCCTAAGGCCGATTTTGGAGCTTGTAGTAGTCCTACTATGGGGGAGGGGTCAAAAGTCTGAGGTCGACCCCATGACAACGCCCGCCGTCCACATTCAGACGTCGTGTCAAAATTCAGGGGTGGGGGGCTTCGGGGCGCTGCCCCTATTTTTAATTTTTTTAGTGTTTCTGAAATGGCAGGTAGACCCGCGAGGCCGACGAATCAAAAGATTATTGATGGAACTTTTCGAGCAGATCGAGCAGTCGCGCATGAGATGATGCCCGAGAAATTGGAGGCTTCGCCGCCAGCTCCCAGGGATCTTTCAAAGGCGGCCAAACTTGAATGGGATAGTGTTTGCGCGGAGCTGTTGAGATTGAAAATGCTGCATCGTGTTGACCTTGGATTGCTTGCTGCCTATTGCATCGAAATGGCGTCTTACCTGGAAGAAACCAAGAAAATCAAAAAAGAGGGTTCGGTGCTCACCATTCAGAGTAAAACCGGCGAGTATAAAATGCCAAACCCCAGGATTGCGATTAAAAATGCCGCGCTGAAAAATGCGCAAGCTCTCGCAAATCAGTTTGGCTTTACGCCATCGGCGCGAGCTCGGATCAATGTGCCTGCTGGCGAAAGCGAAAGTGCATTGGAAAAGCTGCTACGGGCCAAAATGGAGAATAAGAATAGGCTCAGAAATGGAAATCAACAAGATTGAATATGCTTATCAATATGCGGAGGGAGTTCGAAACGGGTCGATTTCAGTTTGCCGATACATTCGCCTGGCAGTTGACAAATATTTTGATCAGCAAAGCCGTGCGGATGAGTTAGGGATTTTTTGGGACGAGGAGGATGCCCAGATCGTGTTGAGCTTTTTTGAGCTACTGTCTTTTACTGCTGGGCGTCATGCAGGGAAGCCGTTTAAGTTGGAGCCTTGGCAATGCTTCCTCCTTGCAAATGTATTCGGATGGAAAACATGGTCTGATGACGGCGAACCGTTTCGGCTATATCGTGAGGTTTATTTAGAGATTCCCAAAAAGAACGGGAAAACCGAGCTCGGCGCGGCAGTTGCAATATACATGATGGTCGCCGATGGAGAGGCGGGCGCTCAGGTATACACCGCTGCGTACACCAGGGACCAGGCAAAGTTATGTTTCCATGCCGCCCAGGAAATGGTAAAAAAGTCGTACGCTATCAAAAATGAGATTCGGCTTCTTACTAACCACATGAGCGTACCCGAAACGTTTTCAATGATGGCGGCGGTCTCCCATGACGCCAAAAACTCAGAGGGGAAAAACAGTCATTGCGTGATCTATGACGAATTTCACGTGCATTTGACAGACAAGTTGAAAATGTCGTTAGAATCCGGAATGTCAGCTAGGACGCAGCCGGTACTACTGACGCCCACAACGGCCGGCGATAATAAGCAATCCCCATGCTACGATTTTCGAACGACTTGTATCAACATCCTGGAAGGTCGGTCCAGCATTACCGATACCTTCGCCATGATCTACACCATTGATGAAGATGATGATTGGAAAGATGAAAAAGTTTGGCATAAGGCGAATCCAAATCTTGGTGTTTCCAAGCAGCTGCAATACCTGCGGAACAAATTCAAAAAAGCCATGGAGAATGGCCGGGAAGAGGTCGACTTTAAAACGAAGCAGTTGGACGTTTGGGTCGACGCTGCCGTCACCTGGATCAAATCGGAGACATGGGCGGCTATGGCTGACCCCAATTTTGTAGTTCCGGAAGGGGCTGTTTGCTATGCAGGAATCGACCTTGGAGAAACGAATGACTTTACTGGATATTCCAAGTTTTTCCCGGAGTACAACTACATCGTTACCAAGTATTACGTTCCCGAGGCAGCTGCTGAGTATGCGGCAAGATTTGGAATTGACTATAAGCAGTGGGCAGAAGAGGAATATATGACACTTACTCCGGGCGAAACCACCGATTACGAATGGTTGAAGCAGGATATTTACCAGGACGCGGATCGGTACAATATGCTGTTTATCGGGATGGACCCATGGCACGGAACTCAGACAAGGGAGCAGCTAAATGAAGAACTAGGAACGACTTATGCGGCAGTTCGCAGGGAGGACGGGAGTTTGAATTACGACTACCACAATAAGGTTCAAAAGTTCAGGCAGGCGGCTGTTAATATGAGTCCAGCAACCAAGCATTTTGAGGAAATGTGTATGAATAAGCTGTTTGTGCATGACGGTAACCCAATTTCAGCATGGATGTTGGCAAACGTCGCTCTTCACAAAGACGCAGTTGGTAATATAAGGCCCGACAAGAGCAAAAGCCGTGACAAAATAGACGGCATTGTCAGCAAAATAATTGCCATTGGGATGTATCTCCAATGGGATCATACAACCGATAATTTTACAAACGATGATAACTATGGAATTTACTGAGCTAAAAATTGAAAAATCAGGCTTGCAGATCACAAAAGATGAGCATTTTAGGCTTTTTAACGACTTTCGAGAGGGGGGATTAAGTATGCGAGCCGCATTCATGAAAGTCGAAAGCGCATGCCGCCAAAATGGTGTAAAGGGCTATTACTCATCGTTTTTTTCCTTCAAAACTGCCTTTTATACTTCGAAGTAAAAAATATTGGTTATTGACAGTTACTTTTTTGCGAATCGGATGCAAGAAGGTTCGTAAATTTCGCATAAACTCAAAAATCCTTGGCAAATTGGTATTCAAAGCTATTCGGCAGGCGCTCATTTGTGCCTGAACCGTCCATTGCGATTGGACCCGTAGCGGAAGAACGTTCCGTTTTGGCTTCCACGATGGATGATGCCCAGGTATTTTTAAAGAAATTGGGGCTCGAACACCTTTCGGTATATGTTTCAGCCCAAAATGCAATGGGAATCGCCACCTTTTATGGGTGCGTGAAATTCATCAGCAATCAAATCGCAAGCTTGCCGTATAATGTATACCGTTCAACAGGTAAGGATGGCGCAGTTAAACAGTACGAGCACCCATTAAATTTCGCCTTGGAGACGCGCCTCAATAAAAACATGGGGCCGTTAGTGGGGAGAAGATCCCTGATTTTGAATTGTCTTGTCCATGGATGGGCAATAGCAGAGGTAAAGCGAGATTTGAACCGTCGAACGAAGGAAATCGTCCCTTATCCACGAAAGCAAGTTCAAATCTTGCACGATCAGGACTCGGATAGTTACTTTTTCGACATTCCCCATCTGAACAAACGTTTGTCGCAAGATGACGTCATTTTTTTGAAGGATTTGAGTTTTGACGGTGCCATCGGCGAGTCAATTGTTGACTGGCAGCACGACACGCTTGCAATTGATCTGACAGCCAAGGCTCACACCAAAAGCTTTCTAAAAAATCGAACGTTTATGGGCGGCTTTTTAAGCCACCCTGCCGTCGGGCAGACGAAAGATGAGGATGCAGCAAAAAAGATCAAGGACCGGGTGAACACTGCGCTATCCGAGGATGGAATGGCGGTGCTTCCAAAGGATGTTACTTATCACCCGCTGGGTCTTTCTCCGGCCGATTCGAGGCTACTTGAAATATTTGGGATGTCGGATAAAGACATCGCAAAACTTTTCAACATGAGCCTTGCAATGATTGGAGATACTGAGGTTCAGAGCTCATGGGGAAGCGGCGTCGAGCAGATGTACACCATTTTGACCAACTCGGTATTGATCCCTATCGCAAAGCAAATTGAGGAAGAGGTGAACTACAAGTGTTTCCGGCTGGATGAAATCAGGTCCGGGTATTACACCAGTCACAACTTTAAAGGACTACTTCGCGGTGATTTCAAAACTCAGTCTGAGCACCTTCAACGCATGGTAACGGCTGGGATTTACACTCCGGACGAAGCTCGCTCTTACGATGACAAAGGGCCGCTTCCGAACGGAACCGGAGCAAGGGCTTACATGAATGGAACAATGACGCCTCTCGAACTGATCGACGAGGTAAAAACTTCAAAAAAGAATGGAAACAAGGGTTCTTCCGCAGGAGCTGAGCGAGGTAAGGGCGATCAAGAATGAGCAAGGGGTTTGGCATATCCCTGGGAAAGCTATTGTTTTCAATCAGCGTTCCCGAAAAATCGGCTGGTTTTATGAGGTAATTGATTCGAGAGCCCTTGAAGGTGCGCGTATCGACGATGCAATTTCGTGCTTTAACCACAACACGAGCATCATTTTGGGATCCGTTCGCAACCAGACAACCAGCTATACGATTACGCCGGGTGCTATGGAGTACGACATTCTTCCGCCCGATAATCAGCATACGCAGGACGTTGTGATTGCGCCGATTGTACGCCGGGACGTTACCGGCAGTTCTTTCATGTTCAATGCAGCGAGAAAGGGCGACGAATGGGTTGAGGAGGATGGTATTTATGTTCGTTACGTCAAAAAGATCGAAGAGGTTTACGAGTTCGGACCCGTATCGATGCCAGCTTACATGAATACTTCGACGGATGTTGCAAAGCGCTCTTATGATGACTTCATCAAGGAGCATAAACAGCAAGAAATTGCTTTCAGAAGTCAGTTTGCCAAAATGCAACTGGCTCTTTACCGATAATTTTCAATTCATCAATAAACTATAAAATGGCTAAGAAAACGCTTAAAGAATTGCTGGATGAGCGCGCCCTGAAAGCAGAGGCCGCTGATACAGCTTCCAAGGTTGGGGATGCCGAGAGCCGGAATCTCACACCGGATGAGTTTAAAACATTCAACGACCTACTTGGAGAAGTTCGGGCGTTGGACGAGCAAATTGTACAGGCGAGAGCTATTGAGGCTTTCCAGGCTGGCCGCGCACAGGGATTCCCCGGCGGTGGAGAGAGCGGAAACCGTGACACTTCTGCCGGTGATCAGCGTGATATGTCGGGTTACAACCTGAACAAGGCGCTTCTTGCAAAAGTTGACGGTCGCGCACTGGATGGTGTGGAGGCTGAGGTTCAGCAAATGGCCGAGGCAAGGGCGAGAGAGGACGGCATTAAGCTGAACGGCAATGGCGTTGTAGTACTCGACGAAGTATTGCAGAAACGTGGACAGACCGTTACCCTTCAAACTGCGAACCCTGGCGATCAGGGTGGACTTTTGGTGCCAAAGCAGATGCAAGGCGTTTTGGGCATCATGCAGGCAAATACTTTCCTCGATAAGGTAGGCGCGCGCTTTATGACTGGCCTTAGCGGAGACCTGGTTTTCCCGGTACAGGAAACGACCCCGGTTATTCAGGAGTTGACTGAGATTGAAGAGGGCGACGACACCGAAGTTCTGTTCAGTTCATTCGAGATGAAGCCACAGCGCAGGTTTACCAATGTGCCTATCTCTCGTCAGCTGTTGATTCAGTCATCGATCGATATGCAAAACTTTGTGATTACAGCGATCGGTGTAGCTCTTTCTCAGAAAATGAATGCTGAGGCAGTGGCGCATTTGTTAACTATCATTACGTCTGGAAATGGCAACCTGATTTCATTGGGGACCAATGGTGACGCAATCGATTACAATGATGTCGTTGCCCTGGAAGCTCTTATCGAAGGCTTCGACCACTTGCGCGGCGAGGCTAAATACCTTACCAATAGCAAGGTTAAGGCTAAGCTGAAAACCACTCAGATTTTCACCGGTACAAATGGTGTGCCTGTTTGGGGTGGAGACGATGTGCTTAACGGCTATCGTGCGATCTCGTCCAATATTGTACCATCGAACATTACGAAAGGTACTGGAACAAACCTGTCCGCGCTTTTCCTTGGTATCTGGTCTGATTTCATGGTTGGATTGTGGGGTGGTACTGAGTACATCATCGACCACATCACACTTAAAAAGAAAGCGCAGCTGGAAATTACGGCGAATGCTTTCTGGAACATGAAAGCCGCTCGTGCGAAATCGTTTGCCGGGATCAAAGATATCGTGACCACGCTGTAACCAATTCCCATTTGTTTAACCGGGCCGGAAGCGGCCCACTTCCATAGATTATAATGGCAGAAGAAACCAATAAAAATCCTGAGCCTGAAAAATCTGGCAAAGCCACAAAGGCCGAAAAAGTCAAAACCAAGCAGGTTGAAATCATCAAATTTCACCCACTTGTCGCCCACGAGGTAGGCGAACAGCCTATTCTAACCGAGGAAAAGGCTGACGAGCTGATCGAGAAAAAATACGCGAAGGCGCTTAAATGAGGACCTACCCGAGATTAAAGACGAAGTACACTTCTTTGCCTGTTTCAGTTGAGCAGGCAAAGAAGTGGCTACGTCTTGATATCCCGGGATTCACGGGCGAGGATGAGAAGATTGAAGAGCTGATCGGTTCCGCCGTCGACTACGTTGAAACTGAGTGTAAGCTATCATTAGGGCTTTCCGATTATGAGTGGTATGCGAACTGCTTGCCGTGTGAAATTCCTGATCAGTTTCTTGTCGACAGCATCACCAGCATAGAAGAGCTCTTTCCTTCCGGCTACACGGTCATTGCTGACACAAACTACTTCCTGGTTCCCGTCAGTGAGCGGAGCTCGAAGATTCAATGGATTTCTTCCTTCGAAACGTCGAGCACGGTATTTCGGGTCAATTTCAAGGCGGGATATGCCGACGGGAAAATCCCGAAGCGCCTTTTGCAGGCCGTTCGTGGCCTGATTGCAGAGTGGTACGACAGTCCAGGCGACTACGTGCGAGAGAAGAAAACGATGGTTGACCGGCTTTTGGAGCCTTTCGTGATTGCTTATGCGGGATAGACGGGACATAAGGCGTGGCCGCGGGATTTACGATCGCAGAATCCAAATTCTGCAACCTGTTGACGAACCGAACGAATACAATGAAGAGCAACTTGTCTATTCACCGAAGTACACCGACTTTCCGGCAGGCAAAGTAAACAAGAGCTCGCAGGGAAACGAGGGCTCGGACGGCCAGATAATCCAATCTTCGTCAATGGTAGACTGGCAGCTGCCTTTTGTTCCGGATCTCGGGATAAAAACTTCATGGAGAATCAAAGATCAGTTTTCCGGTCTGACCTATGAAGTTATTGCGCCGGCCGAAGAAGTTGGACGTCGCGAGGCATGGTTAGTAAAAACGAGGATAGTGGAATGAGCGTCAAGGTTGATACGTCGGAGCTTGAAAAGTTGGCTCGTGGGCTTGAAACCTATAAGTCAATCGTGCCCAGGTCGGTTTCTGACTCTGCGTTGAGAATATCCGCGCGGCCAATGCTCCTCTCTGCTCGTCGTTTGGCACCAGTAGGCGACCGGTTGAAAAACAAGAGGGCCGGTGCAACCCGCCGGGACTTGCGGATAAAAGCCGTGAAGCCGGTCGGAGAAGAGAATTCGCGGGTGTTGGTCGGGGTTTCAAAGAGCAAAGGGAAAGTAGGTCGACGGACCAATCTGATTACGCGCGGCTTTACTGATCGAGGCGGTCGATTCCACAGAGCGAGGGACTTTCTCAAAGATGCATACGATTACACCATTGAGATAGTACGCGACAATTATAGCAGGGAAATATTTACCTCTTTCAAGAAATGGGCATCAAAAAACTTGCCTAAAAGCAGATTCCAATGATCACCAGGGCATTCATACAAAAGCTGCTTGCGACGTCTTTCGTAACCTCGCTGGTTGGCTCACGTATATATCCGAACGTTATTAAAGAGAATGCGACTCTTCCAGCAGTTTATGTATTTGCCGATGGCATGGAGGATGAGAGCTGTTACGACCCTGAATCGACAAAAAATGGCTCTGTGGAAATCGGAGTTTATGCCGGTTCTTATGCAGAAGCATCAAACGTGATGTCCGCGATTCGGCTTTCCCTAGACAAGTTTAGTGGTGTAGTTTCGGGCGTCGGAATTGTCATAATGAGCGGCCAGGAGGTCACCGATGGCTTTGACGAGAAGCTTAAAGCACACATAAAAGTCGTCGAGTACTCAGCACTCGCAGAAGCAAGGTAATTCATCAACAAATAACTATAAATCATGCCAGAAAGAATTGTATCCACCGTCCGGGGTAATGAGACAACCATGGCGGTAGACAAAGCGGACAATGACACATTTGTCGTCATCAAATGTGCTACGGACATCAACATGTCCAGTGAGCTGGAACAGCTCGAAGCTAACTGCTATGGCGGTAACGAGATCCTGATTTCCGGAAACGACCCGATCCCGGCTTTTACGCTCAATGGGATTGTGAAGGAATATCCATCCGCTCAAAAGGCGGCAAATGTTTCGGGTAACGATTTGGAGGATTGGCACCTTTCAAAGGAGCCAAAAGATTTCAAGTACGCCCGGGGAATGACCGGCGACCGTGTGCGCAAATTCAAAGGTTTTGTTTCAGCATACGGCGAAGCGGGAACTGCTAACGGTCTGCAAACGTATAGCGCAACGATCTCGGCAATGCATAAGATTGAAATCGAAGAAGCGCCTTAATTTCATTCATTTCATCAACAAACTGGCGAGGTTCAGCAATGGGCCTCGCTCAAACTAAATCGTTATGGCTAAGAAATCAACTCCTGCGGCTCAGGTCGAGCCGGAAAAACTACCCGTCATCAAAGCGCCGACCACGTTCAATATTGAACTGGCCGGCAAGATTTTTAACGTCTTCTTTGGGACAAAAGCCTTCATCCGCATCATGGAGGAGCGTCCATCTCTTTCGACCTGCTTCGACGTAATGAATGAAATGATGTCAATCGAGGCAATTCCATTCCTGATTCACTGCGCTATCCGTCCACAGGACCGGTCCTGGAAAAGCTTTGATGAGTTCCTTGACCTATACGACGAATGCGAGGATACCGCATCAATCGCAATGGTAATACCTGGCTATCTCAGTGCTTGCGGTTCGGTTGTAAAAAAGATAACTCCCGCGCTCGTCGCAGTCGAAAAATTAAACGAAAGCGGGACGAAGTAAAATTCGATCCCGATGATTGGTACCGAGGCGCGGGCTTGATGGGCCTGGCCCCATCGGAATTGGAAGTGATCACTCCGTACCAGTTCACCCTATTGCGGGAGGGGTTCAGCGAGCGCCAAAAGATCGAATCGGATCGATCAAAGTATATCGCCTATTGGGTGTATAAAATGGCCGGAAAGGTTGTGGACAACCCCGTTTCAGTGGAGCAATTCCTAAATCCATCAGCAACAGGGGCACCAATGGATTTGGAAAAATTCATTGAAGAAAAGTTCACTCCGGAAGCGATGGAGCAATACGACAGACTATTTAATCCAAAGAAATATGCAACCTGATATCGGGTCAGCAAACATACGGGTAGGTTCGACTGTTCAAGGTTTGATCGACGGGATGAAGCGTGTGTCTGCATCAGTTCGCAGTACCGTTTTTGAGATCAATAACCGGTTAACGGATAGCTACAAGCGCGCGTCCAAAGAGCAGGCAGCATTCCGGGGAGGACTGTCAAAACTAAGCGGGGACTTGACCGACATCAGTAAAAAGATGGCGATCGTCGGGGGCCTTCCTGCTCTTTTTGCGGCAGGGAAGGCATTCAAGGATTATGCCGAGCTTCAAAAGCTGCAACGCGGTCTCGAACGCTATGGAGAGTCAATCGAAAGCGTTCGGGAGCTTGCGAAGTTGCCAAATATCGGCATTTTCGATGGAGCAAAGGCTCTCATCGGCATGAAGGCAATGAAGCTTAATAGCGACCTGGCAACACGGTCTTTGAAAGCTTTTGCAAACGCCATCACCGACGCCGGCGGTTCTGCTGTCGACCTTGAACCGGCATTAATCAACCTGAACCAATTCGTCCGCGGTCGTCACATCAACCAGGTTGATTTGCGGCAGCTGGCGACCCGCATGCCCCAAACGTATGATGCAATGGAGGCGGCTTTCGGCACCACAGAGGTCGAAAAGCTTAATGCGAAAATGCAGAGTATCGGCGTTACGGCTTTTATCGACAAGTTCGTAAAAGAGCTGGAAAAGATTCCTTTCGCTGGTGGCGGCGCGGCAAACGCAATGGAGCAGCTCAGTGATGCTACGACATTCGCTTCTGCGGCGCTGGGTGAAGGAGCTGATAAGGCTTTCGATATCACCGGCAAAATAGCCGGGCTTACCAACATAGTCGACAATCTCACATCAAATTTCCAGTCGCTCACTCCTGAGGCTCAAAAATCCATCTATGCGGTCGGGGCCTTGGCGGTCGGCATGCCGATCCTTATCGGCGCGGTCGGAGGGCTCGTGAAATTGTTGCCGCTCCTCGCAACGGGATTCGGCGCGATCTCCGCTCCGATCACTGCTACAATTGCGGTAGTGGGCGTGGCTGCTGCGGCCATAATTACCAACTGGGATTCGGTTAAGAAGTTTTTGACCGATTCTACCTGGTGGACAACGCTTACCGGCTTGGGTAAGTCCACCCTCGGAGTGCTGATGGAATCCTTCAAAGTTGTTCTGAACCTGATTCAAGGTGATTGGGGCAACATGTGGAAGGCGCTCGTGAATATCGGCAAGAATGCGGCCAATGCCATTGTGGATACCATAGGCGGGATTACAAAAGGGGCACTCGGTTTGTTTGGGACGTTCAATGAGGCGCTCGGCTTCGATTCGATGGGCCGCGGGATGAGCTCGGCGGTAAAGTATATCGACGGACTGACTCAAAAATTTCGTTTCGACGTGCCAGACTCTTTCGCGGCAGCTGGTAAGGCGATCGATGGAGTTAAGGGAGCCATGAGCAAGCTCGGCGGAGAATCTGCCGCTCTGGCTCCGGCTGCTGGCGATGCCGCCGAATACTACGAGAAAATGTCGAAATCGGCTTTCAAAATCTGGCAGATCGATCTGGCCGGCAAGTGGGCTGAGGAGCGCGAAGCATTGAAGCAAAAAATCAAATCCTATAAGGAATTGATTGGAGTGACCGCGGCCCTGACTTTGGAACAGTTGAAGGCCAGGTCCATGGAAATTCACGACAAAAAAGCGCAGCTAGGGGACACGGTCGATGGTGGGCGCAGCCGAGCGAAGGCCATGGGCGCCGCCTTGATGGATTCTCGGATGAAGGAAACTCAGCAAGCGATATCAAAATCAGCCGCGAAATATTTTGGTGAAGGAAACTTGCAATTTGATGCAGCATTTGATTTGAATTCGATGTTCGGGTCCGCGTTTGAGCTAGATTCGGCGAAAAATTACTTCAAAGGGTTTTCGAAGGCGGCGAATGAATCACTCACGCAGTATGCGGACCGTCTCCGAATGATTTTGGACGTGACGGCTCAATTTAAGGATACCTTCGGATCGGCCTTTAATCTTGAAGACGCAAAAAAGTTCTTTAAAGAACTCCCTAAGGTCGCGAATCAATCGGGCGAGAAGTATGCGGAAGAGGTTCGAAACATTGCTCAATCCACTGCCCAAATGAATGCCGCCATTACTTCGGCGGTCCAAGGAGGGGCGGTTGATGCATTCACCACGCTAGGTGAAAAGCTTGGGGACAGTATGAGCGGACTGTCTGGTATCGGTGACAAAATCTACTCTATCATAGGAAACTTGCTGGTTAACATTGGTAAGGCGTTGATTACATACAATTCGGTAATTCAAGGGTTGAAGGTGGCCATAAAATCAATGAACGGCTATGTTGCGTTAGCGGCAGGTGTTCTTGCCATCGCAGCGGGCACCGTGTTGAAAAACAAGGTAGGCAAGATGGGGGAAACGACACGTTTTGCGAAAGGTGGTTTTGCTTACGGTGAAATGAGTGCTATTGTCGGAGATAATCCAAACGCGCGCCATGACCCTGAGATGATTGCGCCATATAGCAAAGTCGATAAATCTATTGAGAAGAGTATCAAAATGCATGGCGGATCCGGAGGGGTGCAGGTATTCATTCCTCGCCTAGAAATTGAAAACGATAAATTCTACGTGGCCTTTAAGCGGTCGGAAGTGAAGTACAAAGCTTTATTGGGGGGTAGATAATGGGCTTAAAATATTTCTCCCGATATCGGGACTTTAACGGAAAAATCAGACAAGTCAGATTCTCAAAGGAGGGTTTTGATGGAACGCCTATCGAGTGGAAAAACAGTCTTGGCGCGGTCCGGTATACATGGGGTTCGTCTGATTCTTTTTTCCCTGAACAACCTATTGTTGCCGGTCAGGCCCAAATCGCCCTCATTTTCGAGGAGCGATACGACCTGTCCGATTTAGTGATCAACAGAAAAAACTATTATGTCGAAGTTCAGGAAGAAGATACCGGTGATTTTATTTGGAGTGGATGGTTAGAGCCTTGGGATGCCTCGCACAGCTATCAAAAGCCACCTTATCAGGTAAACATGACGGCAAGTTGCGGACTCGCGCATTTGTCTCGCAAGAAATACCTTACTCCTGATAGCACTTTCAAAAGATCCGGGCTTCAAATAATCCGGGATTGTCTCGGTATAATTGGACGCGCAAACCTTCCAATCCGGGTATCGGCGCACATGCTGGAAAATGGATTTGACGGTGATGAGATCCGTGGGCTTGAATCGTTCGAAGAGAACACCTTTCGGTATTTTGACCAGAACGGCGAGGCGATGTATTGTGACATTATCGTCAATAACATCCTTGAACATTTTAATGCTGAGATTGTCCAGTATCGGAATGTATGGACAATTCGCGCAATCGTTGATCATGCTACTGGCGCAGACACTCGATTCTTTAACCTTGGCGACACGACAATCATCGAAGAGTGGCCGCTGGAATATGTCATTAATGCGGATCAGGCGAAAAGCTTGAATGGTGGGAATATCCGGACGTTACCGCCAATTAACAAGTATCGCACCGAGATTGATTTCGGTCAGCAAAAGCCATTCTTTGAGAATGGTAACATGCTCATTTGGAATGATAGCGGCCTAGTAGGCTGGGACTTCTCTCACATGCCGAAAGGCAATCCGGGTTGGGAGCGGTACGAGATCGGCGCCGAGGTAAGCCGTGGAGTGCTCAAAATTAATGGTAAGTCGCCACAGCCATACCGGAAGAAGAAAAAGAAGAAGTTCGGCCAAATCTTGGTACCGATTCTTACCGGTATGATCGGGGCGAACCTCAAAAACACTTACTACGACGTAGAGCCGGCGCAATACATTGAAAGCCCAGGCGGCACGATTGGCAGAGGTGACAAAAGTGTTACGATAACCTTCGACTACGAGACGGAGGCGTTCTCTTCCGACATTCTGATTTCCATCCGTATTCCTCGAAGAAACTCGAATGGAACTTACACTGACTTTTGGGTTGATCCATCGATGCATCCTGCATTGGCTGGTGCAGATAAAAGTACCGCCGGAGCGAGTGAAAATTTCAAACTGATTCGGGTGGAGCCTGTCGACCGTGGAGCTCTGACTGATAAAGGGACAATAGATGTCTCCGGCAATCCGAATTATCCTGTTGCAAACTTTTCACCGGGTTCACAAAATCAAAACTGGACGTGGACAGTTGCGGGCGTTCCTGATGGCGAATTTCGCCGTATTGGTGGCGCGAACGGCGTTATTGTGGAAAATGGGGATTTAATCATTGCCAGAGTAGCAAATCTTGGTGGTACCCAGGAAGAGGTAGGCGAGTTTTGGGAGGTTGTCAGCCTCCGTAACGATACCAAACGAGGAACGTTTTCGTTGTCCGTGGCCCTGAACACCATGTTTATTACTGGCCCTGGGCAGGAGTTCACCGGCGATAAGATCTACGTCCGGTTTTACAAAATGGCCGACGATGGGGGTAAGCCCGGCGACTGGTACAAAGTCTATAACTTGGACGGAAAGCTAGCCGGATTTGTTGCGTCTGATGAGTCATCAAAATATGCAACAACACTTGAACGGGGCGACGTGACCGACGAGGAGGCGGCGACCATCAATCTGATTTCCGGTGATTTTACGCCGTGGTATGCTGGCGCATGGACCCGGCCTGGTTCGAATACGATGACATCTTCATGGCGGCGGCGCCCGGCTCTTAGTGAGTCGATGAGTATCTACCGCGCGATGATGAAGGATCGCCTGTGCATGACAACCAAATCACTTTCGGTGGTTGAAGGCAAGACTCAGTTGGCGGGCGGCCAACCAGACATTCATTATCTGCACAAGCTGTATTTCGCTGATCAGGACAAGCATTTCAGGCAGGTGCGGTTTTCCTTCACTGACGCTACACGGGAGTTTGATAGCACTTCTGTCGAGATCAAGTACGAAGAGATTCCAGACTCCGAATTAAAGCAGAATTCCTACATTCCAGGCTCACGCACGCTGAATACCGTTCCTGGAATGGGAGACGGTATCTATCCATCAAAAGAGGATAGTACAAGCGGAAGGCTGAACGCGGAGGATATGCCGCTTACAGAAGAGGAGCTAATTGAGCAAATCGAAGCTACTGCGCGGCTCGATGCCCTTTTTGAAAACATTACGCCATTAACGTACGTGGCCGCTATTGAAAGCGAGGATTCGGTGGATTTGAAAGATTTCCTTTCTGAAACGTTTGTTGCGAACAATGAAAATCAGGAAGAGGACGATTATTTCGATATCACAACCCTGGTTTTGAAGCTGGCATTTGCGCCGCCTTGGTTTTCGACAGTTGAGGAAGATGAGCTCGTTGTTACGGCGACAGCGCTCGCTCCGAAGTCAGGACAGTATTACATTGATTTTACGGCGACTGATCCGGAAAGCGGGTTCTCGGTGCCAATTCGTGTGCCTGTCCTGGTCGAGGAGAATGAAGATTACGTCGAAACCTGGCCGCCGGAGTTTGATCTATTTCCAGTGCTCAATTTTGTGCTGGATAAGCCAACAACAACAGGCTTTGATTTTCGGGATTACATCACCAGCGGGCACAAAAAATTACAGTACCGCTTTTTCTCGGTGCCCGAATGGATTACGGCTCGCAGCGTTGTGAACGATGATTTTTCGATCACAGGAACGCCGACCATTATCGAAAAACGGAAAATCACGGTTGAAATCTGGGACGGCATTGCCGAGCACCGGCCATACACAGATGAGATCACGCTGCAAGTCATTGAGGCGACCGAAATCACCGGAAAGCTGATCGGTTCAAAGGGTGGTGAAGCGGTGACGGGAGATCTGCCAGGCGCATTTGAGGTTTTGGATAAATGGGATGCGCTGTTGACGGTAACTGGCCTGCATGACAAAATCACCATCAAAGTGACCGGCGGCGGAGACCTTGGAAACGAGGTGGACTTCGAAAATACGCTCACTCTACCTGATCCGGTAGCGGCTGGCACGTATCGTCCGTTCATCGAAACCGGAGGCGTGGATGGAATCGTCGGCCAGTATTCGATTGAGATCACTGCATTCCTGGGCGAGAATGAAACAGCGCAATCTTTCGACTTGATGCTCTACGATGATGAGTACCTGGCTAAAATGCGGAAGTACCTCACTAAGGGAGTGGACCGCGTGGGCGAGATTATGCCAGACGGCAGCACGTCGTTCTTGTACCCTGGGGAAGCGAACGTCCGGGCCGAGATCCACGATATCGACTTCGACGAGATTTACATTTCACTTGAAAAGGAAGGATCTCTTGTCGGCGAGCAGCACCTTACAGATGTCGACCCCATTACAACGTGGTGGTTTTATGCTCTGGAAGAAGATGCGGAGTTAAGCGCTGGCGTATATACATTTCCGGTACGCCTTTTGAAGGATGGTGTGGAAGTTTTTAAACGCACTGACAAGTTCACTATCGAGAGCAAGGATGCCGAGCCACTTCCGCTGCTTTCACTGGCGACATTTGCGGCCGGGACTACAAACGCCAACGACCTGGCTGAGAATATTCCGTTGAAAGGCGCAGAATATGATTTGCCGTCAAACTACACGGTCATTTTTAACGGATTCGGCGGCGTCGCATATTCTTTGGTAGAAGCAAAGTTTGAGTTTTTGCGTGATGGAGGGTTTGCAGAAGTCGATATTCAGCAATACACTGGATACCCTCAAATAACTACTTATCCGCAGCCAGTTACATCAGGAAAAGTTCTTATATTTGGGAACAAATCATCTTTGAAAATCGGGGACATCCACCAGGCGCCATCGCGTGTCCGTGCCACTTTTAATGGCAAGGATCAGGCGGGGAAGATTGTGGGTATTGCTCAGGCTGATTTCAGCTTCCGCATTGCTTTGGACCCGGAAGATTATAGCGGCTTCGCATTCTTCGAGGATGATATCGCTTCGGGTGCGGGTAACCTCATTGACGGCAATATGCCTCGTGAAAACCGCAAATACCTATTGCCGGCGACTGGCAAGACTTGGAGCGTCCGCAGAAAGTCATTCGAGGGAATGCCTTTCGAATATGTGTCGGTTACAGTTGGAAAGCGTGTATCTGGGGTTTGGCAGGACTATGGAAACGTTATCTACTTCCCCGAACCTACTACCGGTGTGGATGACTTTGAAACCATACGGTCAGAATGGGAGCTATCAGATAATAGGCCAATTGTTAAAAACTCGGTTCAGCCCATCTATATAGACGAGCCGGGCGAATACAGGGTGATAATGTCGATTAATGTCGAAGGGATAAACCACGGAAGGCAGACTACTTTTGAATTGATCGAAGATGTCGAGCCGCCAATTAAAGACTGTTGCGCATGCGATTGCGAGGGTGAAGGCTCCGAGCAGATCGAATATCCGTTCATGACACCCGCTGAGGAGTGGATTGTCGCTCACAACCTGAACAAGAAGCCCGATCCGTTGATCCTGATCGGCGGTAAGAAGGTGCTCTCGGATGTGCAGTACCTGGATAATGACGTGTTTAAAGTGATTCACTCGAAGCCGCAAACCGGCTCGGTTATAATTATTTCATAATCAACAAACTGAAATGGAAGTACACAATAATCTTGACCTATTGCAGAACCAGATTATCAATGTGGTTCTGCATTCGTTGGCGGTACCTCCGTCGAACCCGGTCAATGCCCAGATGTATCACAACTCGGGTACTAGTATCATTTACTATTACCGATCATCAGATTCTACCTGGGTTCCCTTGGGCTCCGGCACAATCATTGGCGGGGATGGATTGGACGAAAGCACGACAGGCGGGATTACCACTCTTTCGGTCAAAGTTGACGGAACAACCCTCGAAATCAATGCTGATGCTGTCCGTGTAAAAGATGGAGGTATTTCTGCTGCCAAACTTGCTACGGATTCGGTAACCGCGATCAAGATTCTGAACGGTGCCGTAACTTTTGCGAAGATGCAGAACATCAACGCAATGACGGTAATCGGCCGGACTGCTGCCGGCGCTGGCGTCGCTTCGGAGATCACGCTGATCAATGATAACACGCTCGCCACTGCAACCGCTACCAACATTGCAACAGCGGGAGCGGTCAAAGCCTACGTCGATTCGTTAGTGGGCGGCATTGGCTCACTCGTTGGCGCTTTCAACGCGAACACCGCAACCAACTTCCCCGGAACCGCGGCAATCAAGAAGGGGGCCTACTGGTATGTTTCCGTAGCTGGAACAGTCCAGGGCACTGTGTTCAACGTTGGGGACGTTCTGATTGCCAATAAGGATAACCCGTCGACAACATCTGCGGCAGACTGGATCTTCCTGGAAACAAACCGCGACCAGGCAACGGCCACAGTGTTAGGCCTTGTGATGCTTGCTACAAATGCTGAGGTACAGGCTGGAACGGATGCGGTGAAGGCTGTAACGCCTGCATCACTCAGCTCTCGTACTGCGACAGAGGCGCGCACCGGCTTGATTGAGATTGCCACCCAGGCCGAAACCAACGCCGGCACGGACGACGCGCGCGCGGTTACTCCGCTTAAAATGGCGAATTATGTCGCTTCCCAAATATCGGGTGGAGCGTTCGCGGCAACGATCGGCGATGGAACGGCGACCGCTTTCACGGTTACGCACAACCTGAATTCGCTGGATGTAGTGGTCGAGATTCGCAAGGTATCCGATAACTCGGCAGTTATCGTCGATAACCGCGCATCCACTGCGAATGCCGTGATCGTGACTTTCGCCAAAGCTCCGGCCAACGCCTCTTTCCGTGTGATCATTAAAAAGTAAAGAATGGATTTCCTGAGTGCTGCATATTTCGATAGTACGATAACCGTGGACGCCAAAGTCCGCGCGAGTAGTACGTATGCCCTTCCGGCCGTAAATACCAGCAACGTTGCATATTCCAGCGGCGGGTTTGAATCGTATGTCGCAAATGATCAGTACACGGCGGGCGCTCGCCCTGGCTACGGGTTTCATGCGGCCGGAAACTTCGGGGTATTTCTATACGCACAGTCAGGATCAGAGCTCCGCATTCGCAGCAATACCGGCATTGATAATACGCTTTGGCACTCAGGCAACGCCCGTTCTGATTCGCAGAACGACACGAGGTATTCTCAAATCGGGCACACGCATGTAATCGCTGATGTAACGGGTCTGCAAACCGCTTTGGATGGCAAGGTTTCCCGCAGCCCGTCGCAATTTGACTGGCACGGATTCTCATCGATCGGACTGGCGACTTTCAATACTGCATCGACAAACGGTCCGGCTGGCGCTGGTGTCTACCATGGTCTTTTCATCCCGCATGCAACAGGATCATCTTACGGCACAAACATCGCTTTCCGCAATGGCAATTTCTACATCAAAAGCCTGGAAAATGGCGCTTGGGGGAGCTGGATTAAAATTGCCTCCGAAACCTATGTTAATAGCCAGGGGTTTGTAACATCGGCGGGCCTCACTGGATATGTCCAGAACACAAGGCAGATCAACACAGGGGCGGGACTGCTCGGCGGCGGACCGCTCAGCGCGGATTTGAGCCTTACCTTTGATACCACGTTTGGCGATGCCCGGTACTCGCTTTCATCTCATACACACACCGCGGCTCAGATTACCGACTTTTCAACTGCTGGCCGGGCACTTTTCTCTGTCTCAAATGGCATCTCCTACACCAGCGGGACCGGAGCATTTGCGCTCACCTACGGAACGGCGGCTAATACCGTGGCCCAGGGTAACGATTCTCGTATTATCAACGGCCAGGCCGCGCACATGCGCTGGGTCAGTACGCCCGGCGAGTTCTCGGACATCAACAACATCAATAAAGGAGGGGTTGCGACTTATGGAACACCGGCAGCGGGCAGGCCGACTACTTACGGCACGACTTTCACTTTTGTTGGCAATAGCAGCACAGGAGACTCGGCCGGCGGAGCGTATCTGAATCAAATTTTGGTTGGCACCACGGCTGATTGGTATGTCCGTCATGGATTAGGAGCAACATGGGGAGCTACCTACCAGATCTGGACAGCCAAACAGTTCAATATTGCCAATTATGCGACTACTGCCAGTCTTTCGGATTATGTGATGAATAACACGACCGGGTTGAGCTGGACAACAGCCCATTCGGACGGCAAGCATAAGTTTCACGGCAGCTCTACCAACAGCCCGACAGGCTTTTACCATGTCGGATTTACAGCCACTTCGCCTGATGCACAAACGGCCGCTTCGCTGGCATTCAGGAACGGCAATGGTTATTTCAGAACGGTTGAAGCTGGCGTGGTTGGATCGTGGCAACAGTTTCTTACATCCGCAAATCTTTCCGGGTATGTGCCGACTTCCCGGACCATAACTATCAATGGAGTAACAAAGAACTTATCTGCAAATCAGGATTGGGGTACCATTGGGGGAAGTGGGATACCAGGGAGTGTTAGCGATCGGACCATCCCACGGTATGAATTGTCGTCCGGATCTTTTGTAAACAGCTCCATTGATGAAACTGTTAGCACTGTCGACATCAGAAAATCCACTACGATTAACAAGACTGGCAGCAGCTATTACATTCAGATGGGGGGCTTGTCGAATACACTTGGCATCAGCCTCTATAATTCCACCGGATCTAACTCTTTTACGTTCAGTCGGTACAATGACGAATTCAGCTTCTCATCTGCGACCGGTGTAACAATCTTTGAAGTAAAGTCGGATAGTCTGGTCAATTTTGTGATGCCGAATGGTGTAGCGCCATTCAAAGTCAATAGCTCTACTCTGGTAACGAGTTTGAACGCGGATCTGCTGGATGGTCAGCACGCATCGGCATTTGCGTCGGCATCGCACACGCATACCGCGTCCCAGGTTACCGACTTTACCAGCGCGGCCAGGGCTGCTATCTCTGCAACGGGAAGTATTTCTTACAACAGTGCAACCGGTGTTATTTCTGGCGGTGGCTCTGACACGCGATGGATATCAACCCCGGTAAATTATTCGGATATAAATACCATTACTAGTTCCGGTGTTTTCTCGTGGGGCAACTCGGCAGCAAACCGGCCGTCGGCTTTTGGGACAATGCTAAGTTTTATCGGTGCATCTCCCGACGGGAACTTAGGTTCTAACATGTGGATGTCGCAATTGATGTGCGGGACAGATGCAAACTGGTTTGTCAGGTACGGGCAGGCTGGTACTATTTACCAGGTGTGGACTTCAAAACAGTTTAACATCGCAAATTATGCGACAACCTCCTACGTCGACTCTAATACGTATACCAGGGGGTACATTGATTCCGAATTAAGCATCAGGGCGCTTAGCGGTATTTCATTAACCGGCCAGCTCAGTATAACCGGCGGGGGGACACTGACGGCAAGTAGAACTTACCAACTGGTCAATGATAGCGGCAGTCCCGGGGCAAATAAACTTTACGGGACTAATGGTTCCGGGGTGAAGGGATGGTATGATCAACCTTCGGGCGGCGGCGGCGCCTACTCCGCTGGAAGTGGTATCGGGCTATCTGGATCAACCTTCTTTGTGAACGGCGGTACCGGACTTAATCAGGATGGCGATGGGCTTTCGCTCGATGTCGGCTGGACGGACGGGAGATATTTGCGAGGAAGCGGCACTCCATTTCGAGTGGCATATTGGGGCGCAGGGAACACCCTCACTTCCAGTAGCATCATGACCGATGGAGGGAATCAAATTCAAATTAGCGGACATCTGGGCATAAGCAATGGCATGTTAATCCTTCCGCCATTTGCCAGCGAACCTGTGGCGCCCGTTGCTGGCTCTATGTACTTCTCCACAGGAAACTACCGACCGAGATACTACAATGGCACCGTATGGGTAAATATTTAATTTTCAATTATATAAACTAGATCAAAATGAAAACTACCTACAACAAACTAATCCAGTTTAACAACACGGCCAACAACTACCTCAGGGCAGCGGATGAGGCAAAGCAGAATGACACGCCACTCGTTACCGCGTTGGAGGAGTGCCTGGAAGACTGCAAGCCACAGATCGACCAATACAACAAAAAGTTGAGCCGCCTGCGCCGCAGGTTTGCCGAAAAAGACAAAAGGACGACCGTGCTGCTCAAAGATGAGCATGGAAACTATCAATTCACAGAGGAGGCTGAAAATAACTTGGAGGACGAGATTGAGAAATTATTGGATGAGGAAGTGCGCATTAACCCTACATATGTTTCAGAGCTCCCCGAGGATTTGCACCGCCGGTTTGTGAAGATTTTCACCGGCTTTGTAATCGAGCCAAAGTCGACGCCCGCGCGGGAGTTGATCAAGAGTTTACCTACAACAAAACAAACAAAAACCAATGGCAAGTAAATCACTAGCTGTGATGTCGGAAACACCGGCAGCCAGCCCACAATTTGAATTCGACTTCGCAAGTGTAAATTTCTCGGTGACAGGAAGAGATGTAAGCAGCGGAGAGCCAAAAGCGTTTCAGTTCCAGGAGTCCGCCAATCTGAACTTTTCAGATGAAGCATCTCTAAACAAAACGATAGCCGAAAAGCCTTACCTGTTGCAGATTATTCCGCAGCTGGTGAAGCTGGCTGTCGACTCTTACGACCCGGCCAACGAAAACGCGAAAAAATTGAAGGACGATATCGCGGCGCTGCTGGGGCTGTAATCCAGCATTTTCATTTCATCAACAACCAAAAACCATTTTCATGAAAAACCTGCTCATTGCGGTGCTCCTGGCTTTTTGCCAGGTAGTGTCCGCACAGATCAAGATCGAACTGCCGGAAACGGTTGCCGACAAATCATTTGTCACGAGTTTGATTAAAGCCGCCGAGGCACGGCAGAAAGCTTACACGGACAGCCTTTTCAAAGTGAAAGGCGATGGCGGCACGCAGAATCCGCCTAACGATCTGCCAAGGTGTGATCGTGGACCGGTCCCGAATGATATTTTCAATGTAACCACGACCAGCGCGATAGTGCTTTGGGATGGTGAGAATGTTTTCGGCTGGGACTATTCAATTTACAAGGGCAATGAGCGTGTCGCGTTCGGATCGGTAAAGCCAACGAGCAACCGGGAGCCGATCAACTACGCGGGCCTTGCACCAGGCGAGTACACGCTGAGCATGCAGGGCAACACCTGCAAGAGCGACGTTTACAGTAAATCGTTTATCATTCCCAAACCTACCAGTGATGGCGGCGGAGATACGGGCGGGCCTGGTCCGCCGCCGGTTGATAAAGATCGCAGGTTTGAGTTTTTGATAGGTACCACCGGTGGCGGATTCGATCCGAATGCGAAACACGGAATCGCGGAGGGTCGATGGGAAGATGGTAAGTATCTGGAAGGATGGACCGACCGCATTGAAGCCTTCAAATATTCGTGGGGATATGGTGTTTCTGGCGTCTCGCTTTGGATTCATTGGGATGTTTATGAACCGGCAAAAGGTCGGTACGAAACCGCGGCATTGCAACGGGCAATCGCCTATTGCCGTGAGCGCAAGCTCGGGCTGGCAGTGGTATTCCTGGCGAAACGGAAGAAGAACGACGGTTTTCTCCGCGAGGATCAAATGGTCACATTTTCCAATGGTACGATCCTGGAAGAAGGGGTAAAAGGCCAGCCCAATGTAGGCGTGTATCCTGGATACGGCTGCGATGAATGTAACTCGGCGATGGCCGGCGCCATCAAGGATATTGCTCGTCAGCTGAAAACCTACGACCGATCGCTTTACATGGCGCTCGGCGGCGGGCATACGGGCGAGCTTGTTAATCACATCGACGTTCAGAATGGAGTTTGGTATACCGGCGATTTCTCGGCTGATAACCTTTCCCGGTTTCAGAATTGGGTAAAGAAGCGCGGACTCGCGCAGCCTGGCCGGCCGCCGATGGTGGAAGGCCCTGGCATCGACTGGCCGCATCCGAATTTCAATGATCCGCTGGGACTGGAATTTGGGAGGTTTCAGACGCTCAACATTCAGAAACATTACAAATCCTTCACGGACGCGGTAAAGTCCGAGTACAATCTCCCATGCATTTACCTTTACGCCGCAGCGGCCAACCGTCAGCTTCAAAGCACGGCCAATGCCAACCTGGCATTCATTGCCGGATCTGGTGATGGCACATACGGTAGCGATGGCGACGGCGTAGAAGATCACGTCGCAAAGTTCCGGGTGCACTCAGTTAACCAAGGTACATTCCCGGGCGGTTACAGCATTGTCGAGTTTGATCCGGATGACATGAGCCACTACCGGTACCAGGTGAAATGGTCAACCCCGCCTTACTGTGAGGCGAATCCGGACTATGCAATCTGGGAGCGCAGCATGGATATGCTCTTTTCTCGCGGGCTCTGGGCTCCTCATACAGCCATGGCGTTTTGTGTGGATGAGATCAGAGGAATGGAGCCGTTCCTGAAAAGGCTGTGGGGTAAATGGATCGGCAAGGTCTACGTGCGAGCAAAACTGCCGGTTGTTGAGGTTAACATCACAGACAAATACCGCCGCGGTGAAGACCTGCTGCAAGGGATCAACGTTTACGACAACTTCACCAAATACGCTGACGGCGGGCTCTATTTCTGGGGAGGCGTTTCGCCCTTCGTGGATGGCGCGCAGCCAGGCGTAGACAACAGCAAGTTCACCGGCTACCTGGATGCCAACCTACCGGCCTACGGAGGCAACGTACTGGTGGACATAAAAACTCCATCGGGCACGGCTTACAGCTACACAAAAGGGCAGTACGGCCGCAACGATCAGCTCTCGGTGATGTCCCATTCTAAGCTGGCCACTGGAGCAACGATCGCGGTGCTGATCAGTGAGGGTAGGCTAAGTTTGGATACGAAGGTGGGCGACGTAATTCGATCATGGAATAAGCCGGGCCTCCGTGACATCACGCTGCGGCAGATCATCGGTCACACGTCCGGCATTCCGGATGATCAGACCAACGAAGGCGCGAAAACCTTGGAGCAATACGTCGACTGGCTCGCTGGCCGACCGGGCTTTAAAACGCCTGGCGCGCAGTACAGCTATTCAACGGTTTCCTACCAGGTAGCCGCACGCATGGCCGAAATCGTTACCGGACAGCCTTGGAAGGAGATCTTCAATTCTCGCATCCGAGACAAGAGCGGGATGGGCAATGCGGAATACAACCCGCGCGGCCCTGGTCCAGTGTATGGCAGCCCGGAAAACCCGCTGGCCGGCTACGGTTTGAAGTGCTCGCAAAACGAATGGTCGAACTTCGCTGGCATGCTCCGCGATGGAGGGGTATTCAATGGAACGCGGGTGCTCAGTAATCAGGCTTTGCAGATCCTGAAAACGAAGCTGACCGGCCTGAGTAATTGGGGCTGCGGTGTAATCCTGAACGGCGCGCAGCTGATCAGCGAATCGGCGCTCGGGTGGTACACGGCGATACTTCCTGACAAATGGTCCCTGGTGGTTGCCACGCAATCACCCTATAATACTACGATCGGGCCCAACAACGGATTCCGGGAGCTTGTCAGTCAGTCCCTATGAAAACGATTCACTGGAAAATCATCGCCGCGCTGCTGGTCGTGATCCTGGTCCTGTCCGTCATTCTGTGGCGCCGAGGGTTTCGACAGCCTACACCAAACCCGGAGGCGAAAAGCTTCGCAGATTCAGTCCGTGAAAGCAAGCGCCGCGCCGACAGCCTGGCCGATACCACCCAAAAACGAGATAAGGATTATGAAACCAAACTTGACCGCTACAATAGCCCTATTGACACTACTGAGCGTGGCAAGTTGGGCGCAGGAATCAAGGCTAACGCCATCCGAAAAGCAGACAGCTTACGAAAACGCGCTCCTTGACAGTACCTACCGCTACGAGTTATTAAAGCCCACGTTTTACTCCCTGAAATCAGCGTATGAAAGCCAAAGCAAAGAAGTTGCCGACTTACGAAACACCGTGCGTTTGCAAGACCTGCAAGCTCAGGTGCAGAAACAAAGTTTTGAAGCCGCGATCCGCAAGGCGAATGCATCGGGCGGATGGTGGAAAGGCTTCAAGTGGGGATTCCCGATCGGTTTCGGGTTTGGAGTTGTAACCGGGGCGAAGGCCCGATAAAAGACCAGACAATGAAATTTTCTGAATATTTTAACATTGGCAGTATGCTGACATCAATCGGTTTGACAATAAAGGGAATGGCTACAAATCCGGCCTTCCTGCTGCTTTCTTCATCTACCGTGGGGTTTATCCAGGTATTCAAATACCGAAAGGATCTGACCATTGATTTGATGGCTGCTGTTGGGATTTGCTTTTTACTGATGACCTTCCTGGGCCTTGCGAAGCACATCAAGGAGGGCGAGGCCAAAGGTGAAATCTTTCTGAGAAAAACGGTCGAGCAGCTAATCGTTATGGTCTCGGTCGTACTGCTCGGATATGTGGCATCAGTGGTGATTTCTGTCGTATTCAAGATCGTGACCCAGGCGGTGCCGGCGGCAAATCCGGTGCCGGGCGTGGCGCTGTACTTCATTTTCGCAGGGTATGCGGTGATGTTCACCTACTATTTCATCAAGTCGTGCGACTTGATTGATCAAATACTGCCGAAGCTGCTACCGAAATGGTTCAGTGCGCCGTTCCGGAAATTCCGTCAGACCGGCGATTACAAGGATCTGCTGAGTTTTCAAAAGGAGAAAGAAGAGGAGGTGGCGCCATGAAAACACAAGCACAGCTGATTGCAAAGTTTGGCGACCCATACAAGAACCGACTCGGTTTCGAAAGGAAGTGGATGGTGTTTTGGGAAGTTCCCCGGGAGATTACCGAAGCGATTCCGATGATCCCGAAAAAGATTTACCTGAATTACTACGCGATCGTTCCGCTGGAAGATACCTTCAGGGAGCTTATAGCGAACGGCCTGCACGAAGAAATAAAAACTTGGGACGGGTGCTTCAATATTCGCAAGAAGCGCGGCAGTTCAGGCATTTCAACGCATGCATGGGGCATTGCCGTCGACCTGAATGCGAACTGGAACCCGTTCCGCGGAAAGGTTACCTGGTCGCCGGAATTCCTGGCTGCCTGGCGCCAGAACGGATGGATTTGCGGAGCGGACTGGTCAGAACGGTCAAAGGACGGGATGCATTTTCAATGGGAAGGATTTTAACATTCGGTTTAGTTTATCGGTAATCAATAAAAAAGGGGCTTATGGCCCCTGATTTATTCTACTCTACGAAGTGGGATGTGATAGTGATAAAATTCAGACGTGCCATTCGCTCGAATTACCTCACAACCCCACATAGGTGTCCAGCAAACTGAATCTCCCCTAAAAAGCAATACTTCATGTTTTCTAGCCATAATGAGATCGTTTTGTTCACATTAAAAATAAATTTCGAATCAATGGATTGCAAATGTCACATTATTTTTGCTAAAAAGCACCCGACGCATGAGAGGTTCGAACTCTCGTCTCCCCGGTCATGGCCGAGGATCTTACCTATTCCGTGGGACTACCCATCCATTACGAATGCGCCGGCGTGCTGAATATCTTATCAGTTCAAATCTACCAGCACCCACGATTGTTGATCATCTGACGGCTTGAAAGTTGCTATATAAATGGGGCCTGGATTTTTCGGATTTTCTACCGGAATCTCCACCATAGTTACGCTGTCAGATGGCTTGAATTTTTCAACTTGGCTTTTTGCCAAGTTAATCATTTCCATCCTTACGTCGAGCGTCAAATCTAAATTAAGTGGCTTGAAGCTTTGATATTGCAATTTAAGATGTTCCTTATGTTTGATGTAGTAATAAAACATTGCCCTAACAATATTTGACATTTCGCGCGTGCCGTTGATCCAAGCGGAAATATTCGTACTGTCGAGGCCAGTTTCGTTTTCTATATCTCGAACTTTTATTTTCAATTCAGTCATGTAGTGACGAATGAATTCCGGGCTAACATCTTGCGCCGGGGCCGGAACGTAGGGAATTGTATTCACATGTATCTTGACACCACCGGGAAGATTGTTTGATTGAAAAAGCTCTTTTGTACGTTGGTACAAAGTTTTCCCATCGAGATAGTTACCTGCCGGGCTTTTTTCCTGCCTGGTTTCGACTGTCAAAACATCATCCGTAAAACGTACGATCTTAAAGGTAATTCGGGCGTGCCGACGATGCAGCAGTGCTCCATGTTCTAAGTCATTCAATTGTGACTCTGACAGCCGATTTTTCAGCAAGTGAATATTTTTAATGATCGTTTCCATTTTATACGAAGTTTTGAAAAGTGCGATTAGTATTTGACTTATGAGGGAATAGGCCGGTTTCCCGGCCTTTCCTTAGAGCTTAATGTACTTCCCGGTTTCGATGTTGTAGATTGCAATCTGCTTGTTTTCGCGTCCCAGCTTCATCGCCTCGGCTTCTTCCTCTATTATGATCGAGGCGTCGTAGTAGAACTTGCCTTCGTGCTTCCATCCTCCGACTGCTGCCCCTTTCCTTTGAGCTGTTTCGATCACCTTGCGGAGACCTTCGTCTCCGAAGCTGTCTTGCGTTTCCGCGAGGGCGATTACCCATCCTTTTGCTGCGTGTTCAAGGCTCGGGAGAAAAACTGTGAAACCTTGTGGGTGTTGGCGAGCGATCTTTTTGAGCTGTGCAACTAACTTTTCCATATTCTGCTGCCATGTTTCCGTCTGGCTGACGTTTAAGTACATATCAAAGGTACGGAAAAGATTGTAAATAGCAAGCTTTTCTATCAATTATATTCATACGAAAAATTATTTTGTAAAATGTTGGAATTTTGCCAACATTTTATTTAGCTTTGTATTGTTGGTCGGAGCACCAACTAAAAAATAAACCTCTTTCCATGTATGAACGCGATGAAAAACATGAAAATTTTTAACCAAAAGAAGCTCTTAGATGAGATTGATAGGTGCGCAAAAGCTTATCAAATTTGCGGCTGAGCACGCAGATGCTGGTAAGCAACTTTCTGCATGGCAGAAAACAGTTAAAGCGGTGGACTGGAATACGTCCGCGGATGTTTTGAATACATTCCGTAACGCGAAAATTATCAAGGGTCATAGAGCCCGATTTAAAATTGTAGGTAACAAATACCGACTGATCGTAGAAATAGACTACGAGGCCAAGGTTGTAGAGGTCCGATTTGTCGGTCCGCATTCCGAATATGACGCAATAGATGCTACTACTGTGTGATGTTCAATGCACTATCTTTTATGGAAAAACAAATAAATGATTGGTACCCAATTGTTAGCGAGGCGGAGTATGAAGCTGCAATGTCTCGCTATCAAGTGGTGAAATATGCCCCTGCGGGGACTCAGGAGCATAGAGAAAAAATGCTTTTGCTTCTTCTTATCGAAGAGTATGAGCAAAAGCATGATAGCCTTCCCGAATTGGATCCCATTGAACTCATCAAATTCCGGATGGAGGATCTGGGTCTCAAGGCGGCCGCTTTGGCGGAAGTGTATGGTGATCGCGGCACAGTAAGTAAGGTCCTGAATTACAAGCAACCTCTTTCCTTGTCAATGATTAGAAAGTTCAGCGAGCTTCTGAAAATACCGGCGGAGCTTCTGTTGCCTGAATATAAGCTGAAATCACCCGAAGCGGTTTAATGCCGTAGTGCTTCCTCTAATATTTTGATGCCAGGTAGTTAGTCCTGGCTTTCTTGTTTTCTGGGGATCAGGGCGCTCATGTATACCTGAGTTTGTTCCGCTTCGAACGACCCGAAGTATTTTTCAGTGGTGGTGACCGAAGCGTGACTCATTGCTCCCGCAATAAATGCCATTGGCGCGCCGGACCGGAGTAGGGTAGTTGCGAAGGAGTGCCGCGCTTCGTACGTACGCAACTTTATGTCAAGGCCCAGAGCCTCCGATATCTTCGCAAGATTTTTATTCGTTTTCCAAATCACCTGCTTTACGGTCCTCATTTGGCGGTCAAGGGTCATGCCGTCATCCAGAAATGGGAATAGAAACGCAGACGGGCTTTGGTCATTATTACCCCACCGATCGATTATTTGTAATGACTCAGGCATTAGTGGTACTCGAACCGTTTTCACATCTTGACGGTTCGAATCCTTCGTTTTTTCTCGAATAAATTCCAGGTGCGCGCCGCCGAGTTTGATGCTGGATCTTCTCAGGTGACAAATATCCATGAAGTTCATCCCATTGCAGAGGTATGAGAATACCCAGAGATCGCGAGCCATTTCTTGCGATTCTGATTTGCATTCGAAATGAAAGATTGCTGATATCGCATCCTGGCCGAGAGCCTTCTTTGTGTTCTTCGCTGCCGGAATGATGTATCCCCTTTTGCTGAACGGGTATAGGTCGCGGTCAAGTATACCAGCGTCGATAGCTTCATTGAATGCCGTGCGTACGTTCCTCAGGTTGATTGAAACAGTTGTAATCGACGCCGGTGTTTCGGGCTTGCCTTTCGCTTTTGGAGCCTTGCCGAATTTCAGCATCCATTTTTCGTAATCACGGAGGAATGTCTTCGTGACAATCTGCATAGGCAGTTTCGCGGCCTTTTCGGTGGTGATTTTCTTGTAGATGACGAATCGCTCCAAGCTCCGGGCGGCGTTTTTTGAGATATTGCCACTGGAAATGTCGCCTTGGTCAGCAAACCTCTGGGCGCGATCCCGAAGGGCCTGTAATAAGTCGGTCGAGTAGTTGGTTTTCTGTTCCGGCGAATAGTCTCCGTTTACGACCTTCGCAAACAATTCAAAGGTGAAATACTCTTTAATTTTATTGACCGCAACTTTGCCTCGGTATAGGTAGCCAGGCCGCTCTTCATCGGTAGTCTCATCAATGTATGATGCGCCGTAAATCTTGTTCCATAAATTCCTCAGGCGCTCATCACGCACCCTTCCAGAAAGCTCGAACCTGTTATTTTTCAGAAACTCAACATCTTTTTGTGGTAGGATGATGCCGGTAGTGAACAGCCGTTGCTTACCTTCGTGAAATACGCACCACTTTACAGAGAGGGATTCGGCGGCTATCCCTCGCTTGTCGAAGAAGATAGATACTTTTGGTTCGTTCAT